GTATGGACCAAGGGAGTTAGTGATATAATCCTTAACTGCTTTCTGAGTAGGTAGTTTGGAATCACTGGAAGTTGCACCACCAAGAGTGTTAGATGCATCGAAACCAGTAACAACAACGTCGCCACCTTTCAGTTTCAAGAATTCAACTTCAGAGATGGTAACCGTACCAGTAAAGGTAATAGCACCAGTTCTGTTTTCAATTCTAGCGAATGTACCAACCTTAAAGTCACCAAGTTCGTCAGTACCAGAGACATATACACGACCGTAGTCTTCAGAAACCTGTTCAAATGCTTCGATCTTAGTACCACCGTTTTCAGGTAGTGCTAGGTAGTTAGTACCAGAACCTGCAAATTCCCAAGTGTGGGAAGAGGAGTTAACGATGGAAGGTCTGTGTAGATTGATCGTCTTACCTAACAGAACACCCGTAGAAACTGCTTGGTTTGTGGTAGTATCTGTTAGATCCATGGCACCACCAGTACCATCGTCAAATGTTAACTGAGCAGTGAAAGGAGGACCAACAGTAACGCCAGCAACTACATCAATGAAGTATTCAATATCTGGGTTAGTGTTTCTGTAACCGTCAATCTTAGCAACATAGTGCTCTAGTGGTTCTCTACCAAGACCAGTTACTGTTAAAATAGTTCTACCAGTTGGAGTTGCAGATACGTTAGAGATTGTTGCAATATCAAATGTATATGGATCTTTTCTGAATCCTGTGCCTCTTAGTGCATACTGACCAAAGTTGGTAGCAGAGTTGGTGATAGATGCATAACCACCAGTCTCACAAAGGACACCATCAGCACAGAAGATAACGAAGACCGAAACCAACTGGGTGTAACCATCATTGACGACCTTATATCCTGTGCCACCGAAAGAAACAATCGTGAATGCGGCAGCAACCATCGACTTACCTTGGTTCGGGAACGATGCTGTTCCGTCTAGTTCTAGACCAGGGAAAGGACAGTTAGGTTGCTTGACCTTATCACCATCAATCTCAGCACCACCACCGCCTAGGAAGGAGATAACAGATGCGTTCTGAGTATATGGTGATGCTTCAATAATTGGATAATCATCAAAGTCACCACGGATTGATACACGTTGGTTGTTAGCATCGTAGATAAAGTTGTCGGGATATGTAGGAAGAAGTGAGGTGTCATACAGAGTTCCAAAAGTTCTTGCTACAGAACCTGCCGCTGTTGTGCCATCAAGAATATCTTCAAACGTACCGAAGATAGTATTAATAGATGTTGCTACATTTGCACAAAGTGGATTTGCATTGTTATTGTAGATAACTACAGACTCAGCATCTGTTCTTACAAAAGTATGTGCAGACTGTGGTAGATGCGATACAGCATTAGTGCTTGCACTTACAAATGTGTGAGCGGACTGTGGAGAATGTGAAATGCCATCTGCTGCAGCAGCTGCAAATGTGTGATTTGTTGTATTAGATGAGGTTCCGACATTAACAGTCAGAGTTCCAGTCATTCTATCCAAACCATTTGCACTTGCACTTACAAATGTATGTGCTCCAGTATAAGTGGAAGGACCTACGTTAATATCAAATGTGTTCTGTGTTACATTAGAAACTTGTAACCAGCGACCACTTGGATAATCATAACCAGCACGAGGATATGTCTTCTGTACTGTATTGCCATCTAGAACACAGGTATATGTTAGAGATCCATCAGCAATCTTGACATAATCTCCATTTGCAAATCCATGACTGGAAACGGTTAATGTTACAACACCTGTTGCTGCATTGTATGGAGCATCAGTTACTGTATGTTGAGTAGAACCAACAGCAGAGATGGAAAGAGAAGAACCAGATGCAGGATCTGTAGAACGAGGATATGCATGAGTGGTTGTGTTACCATCTTGAGCACATGTAAATACGAGAGACTGATCAGCAATAACAATTCCACGACCAACTCCTAATCCATGTTGACCAACAGTAAGAACTAAATCACCTGTAGTTGGATCATATGTAGCATTTGTTGCAGTAAATGTTACGTTAGGACCAGAGATACCAGCATTAACTGTAATAGTATCATCAGTCTTTGCGATGATAGGCATAGACCTACCAGCAAATGGATCAATACCAGGACGAGGATAAGTCTTTGTAACTGAGTTATTGTCCATCGCACAAGTGAAGGACAATGAGTTATCAGCGATAACAATACCTTCACCAATACTTAAGTTATGTCCTGCTCCAATAGTCATCTGGAGATTACCATTTGCAGGATCATATGTCGCAGCAGATGGTGTCCATTGTTGATTAGGACCAGATGCACCAACATTGATTGTGATGGTGTCTGTAGATGTAGCAGTTACTGCTCTTGCATTGTTATATGCAAGTTGACCTGCTTGTGGTAGAATATGTTCGGTCTTGTTACCATCCATGGCACAAGTGAACGTAAATGATTCTGGAGCAAGTCTAACGACATTGCTGGTTGTAACTCCATGACCAGAACCAACGGTCATTACAAAATCACCATTCGATGGATCATAAGTTGCAGCAGTTGGCGTGAAGACAGCAGTAGCGGTAGATGCTGCAGCATCAATTAGAATATTCCAATCTTCAAATTTAGGAATAGTAGAAGTTACTACAGTTGGATTGTAAATGATTACTGTTCCATCAGTCTTAGCACTTACATATGTGTGAGATACTCCCGCTGCTGCACCTGCATCACCAACATTACATGTGATGGTAGTGGTTGTTGCATTTCTTACGAGGTTGGTAATCTCATAACTGTTACCAAAATTGGAATCAAATCTTTCAGGACTTGCGTGGTTTCCAGTAGTACCACTATATGTGCAACTGTATGTAATTGCCTCTTCCTTGAATGCAATTCTGTCTCCAATGGAAACATTGATTAGAGGATTTGGGAAAGATACAGTTGTCTCACCAGAGGTAGAATTGTAAGTTGAATTATTTGGTGTAACTTCTACAATGTTTCCATCGCACCAGTTTCTCATGCACTCTAGTGCATAGAGTTTTGCTCTCTGGAATGCATAAAGTGTAGAAGGACGTTGTGCTTCACTAATACCTGTTAGTTGAACACCAGTGAAATAAGAATCAGCAACTGTTACAATACCATTGTTACCGCCCAGTACCAAGTCTCTAATTAAACCATTGAGTACAATTCTAATATCTCTACGACACTTTCTTTGATGAGTATCACTAAGATTTAGAGATGGGTATGCAGATTCTGTATCTAATAGTGCTTGATCTGCAATCAGATCTTTGTTTCTTGCAATTAGATATGCTGCATCTAGATATGTACCAGAAGAGTTGTTGCTAATAACATCAACCCAAAGGAATGCTAGAGTATCGATAGCAGATGCTACGTTAGCACAAGCAGGTGTTCCTGCGGTTGTTGTGATAACAGTATCATCAAAATATCTTGCTACACTAGAATATTCTGGTGTATAAATTGGTTCTGTAGGAGTTCCATTGCCAATTCTCCAGTTACGCATTGCGAAGATGCAAAGTTCTCTTGCATATTCGATAGCACGGACGTTCTGGATAATTTCATCTTCAATGTAAGTAATCTTACCGCCAACAATATACTTTTGTGCTGCCTCAATTACGTTGTGGTTTGTGCCAAATTCTAAGTCTCTGATGACAGCATTGACAAAGTGGATAACATCTTGCTTACATTGTAGATCTCCATCACTACCATTAGCACTTGGAGAACTATAAGATGGATATATTTTCTGACCAGCATCACAAGAAAGAGTCATATTCTCTAACTTGATATGATCATCCTCTGCTAAACCAGCAACAGGGTTATCGGTTGTTATAGTTGCAACACCAGTTACAGCATTGTTGTAAACAAAATTGGTAACGTTGTAAGTAGCACCACCAAATTTTACAGTACCACCAGAAACATAAGTATGCTCTTGTTCTGCAAGACCAACAAAAATATCGAAAGAATTACCACTGATGTTATATGCAGAATAGAAGTATCTTGCAAATTGATCATTGATCTTTCCTACAACTTCATCTGCAATGAAGTCTCTATTATTGCGTAGGAATACACAAGCGTCTTGGAATCTTCTGTCTACAGGAGAAGAAAGTTCAAATGTGTTTGGTGAGTTCAGTAGCGATAGTGTTACTGATTTTGTTGCTGTCTTAACAGTTGCAAATTGTCCTGGATCAAAGTTAGCAGTTGTAATTGCTGGGTACTTTTTAGGAATTACAAATCTTCTGCAGCGACCGTCAGCATCTTCGATGACTTTATAAATTCTCTGTCTACCATTTAGAGCAGAGAGATCAGGAGCAGAAGTTGGGAGTCCCTCAATTAGAATTTCTTGACCTTCTTTAAATTCGTGAGTGTTTGTTCTACCAACTAGTGCGTTAGTATAGAACACAATACCACCAAGATCTTCTGCATTACCAAACTGTTCATCTTGGAAACCATTTTGTGCAATACTTGCATCCCCTTGTAGAGAAAAGTCAAGTCTAGAAATTGGTAGAGATGTGGTATAATCTTCATCTACCGCTACAACCTCACCCTCAGCACGAATCGACTTGAGGTTTGTTGTGTTGAGTGTCTCTACCTGAGCGTTACCAGTGAATACTTCGATAGATGCAGTTTGAAGTACAGTCCATCCAGTAGATCCCAGAATAGGCAAATAACTAACTTCCCATGAAGTTGGGTTATTAATATCGTTAGGTTCAATCTGAGTTACTTCATAGTAACCAGCAGAAGGAGTGAATGATGCATTTCCAACATCACTTAGATATACATATGTGCCAGCTGGCGTTACTGCAGTTGGATCTGTAGTGAATGTAATTTTGTTGGTAGCAGTTGTCCCTGTAGAAGTTAGTGCTAAAGGACTTCCTACATTGTGAGTAATACCAGTTACATAATTAAATTGTTCACCCTCAACGAAAGAACCACTATCTAGTTTGATATCAATCGTACCATTGACATATGCACTAGCGCCAATTTGAGTGTCAAAAGTAACTTTTTGAATGGTTGCTCTAGCACCAGTGTTAACACCAACTACCTGCAATCCAGTTACAAGTGTAGATAAACCAGTATTGTTTTGGAATACAACTCTAAATTGCTGTGGTCCAAAGATTTGATGACCGATTGGGAAGTCAGTACCAAAATCTCCATTAGCATCAGCATCAACTAGGATACGCTGTTTGTCATCAAAGACCATTGCGAAATCCCAAGTCGCAACTGCATCACCATTAGAGTCAATCTTATCTCTGTAAGTGACACCAGTAACGTAGTTCTTATCACCAAACTTGAAAATGTGCTTACCAGGGTTGGCAGGTCTGATGATTACAAGACGAAGGTTATCACCAACAACAGATGCATCAGGTGGTAAAGAGATTGGGTTATCTTCTACATAATCACCACCAGAACAAATAATAGTTTCTTTAACACCAACAGTTGCCCATGCTAACTGTGCTGCTTTTTTGATAGAACGAACTGGGTTTACAGCAGAACGACCATCGTTAAGGTCAGAACCAATCTGTTGTGAAACGTAAATACGACCACCAACGTCATTCGTTGCTAGGTTGAGGACATATTCTGTAGTAGCAATCTTATCAGATCTATCACCTAGAAGCGGAGTAATAGAGCGAGGGAATTCACCAGCAGGTCCAGTTGCGGAATAACCAAAAGCATTTTGGTCAACTACACGGAAACCAATGTGCTTAAATTGAACTTCTCCGTTTAATTCTATGCCGTCTGTATGAACAGGAGCATCACTTCCAGTTTGACCAGAGTTTAGTGCCTGATATACATTCTGACCAAAGTATCTGTATGCATTTTCCTGAAGGATAATACCAGGAGACCACAGAGTACCAGAATTATTAACGAAAGTTTTCAGGGATGGTGCTCTAAATGCTGCGTTTGGAGTAACGAAGTTATCGATATCCAAGTTGAGGATTCTCGCCGTATCAGAAATGATAGACGTAGAAGTTCTAATAGCACCGTTGATATCAAGTTCAAAATCAACAGTATCAAGTAGTGCCTCAGCAGAAGCACCAACACCACCACCGCCAGATAAAGTAACAAGAGGTGGTTGTGTATATCCTCTTCCAGGTTCGTTAATTGCAACAGAAACAACCTGTCCATTGAAGATAAAAGCAGAACCTTGTGCTTGTACACCATCACCAATAGGTGCAGCAATCTCTACAGTTGGTGGGGAAATATATCCCGAACCACCAGTAATAATATTAATATCATTAACTCTCTGCCCCGTTCTATTAATACCAACACGGGGCAAACCCGTACTAGCATCTAACTGCGTTCTTAGAATTTCTTTTTCTAATGAACCTGTACCGCCTCTTACAGTAAGTTCATCATTACCGACCAGTTTAGGTTTTGAACCCTGAAACTTTTCTTTATCGGAATTAATATGAATTGACATTTCGCAGCCTAACTCCCAGAACCTGTATTATCCTCAGTTGTATTTAGCATCCTCATGCCCACTCAAGTGATGTGACTTGAGTTGAGACTGCCCATTTGATATCTAAAGTTGTACCTGCTCTAATAGTAGAATAGGAAAATCTATTCGCAGCACCTACGGGAGTAATTGACCAAGTTTGACCTGAGGGAATATCATCCTTAATAATAGTTTCCATAGTAGACATAACAGAAACATTGCCACTACCATCACCATAAACTGCTGATTCTAATTTACTGGTAAAGATAACACCATTAGAATCAGTAGCAATAATATGACCAGTGATAAAATTCATAGTATTGGATCCAATAGGAACTTGTGATCCAACACCATCTAATGCCAACGTCGCAGTGTTAATTCCTCTCAAGATATATGTCGTTGTGTTGCTATCAGTATATTGAGAGTTTTTAATTTCCAAAGAATTTAATTCCTTGGCATTGTGTAATTCATCAATATGAATTACTCTCTCTACAGAGAATCCACCAGTGGAATCAAATTTTTCGATTGTAGTTGCCATTTTTATTTCTTGGTAATTGTGGACGAAACGGTAATCTTGACCTGATTTGTATTGGGAACATTTGCTCCTAATGTAATATTTAATCTTGCTTCATTTCCAGCAGTGTATTCAAATGTTGGGATGATTACCTGATAACCTGTTCTCAAGTTACCATATTCAGTATGGAATACATCTGTACCATCGTCTGTAACACCAAACTCAACAAACTCTTTAGTACCATCTTGTAAGTTTTCTGCTACTACAACTACTTTTGCTCCATTAGCTGTAGCAACTTCGTAGATATTAGATCCGCCATTGTTTGCAGATCCTTTTTGTAGAGTCAACGTGTCTGTTGCAATTTTAACGTCAGCAAGTTCAAACTCTTTCAAGTCTCCATCAAAGACTTTAACACCATTGTAGGTTCCAGTACCGAAACCAGTGTTCAAATATACATCACCTTGATCATCAAGTCTAAGAATTGGATCTACATAAACACCTGTAGAAACACCAAGATCAAAGTATTGCTTAGAAGTATGTAGGAAAGTCTTAGTTGCATCAGTGTTGTCAAACGTTGTTTCTGCACCATTGAATGTCATCAGGTTTGCAGTAATTTCAAACTGATTGCTTGTTTGAGATCTAATTGTATCTACAGAATAAAAATCAAGTGCAGTTGTGGTGAGCTGCATCGTGTTGGTTCCATCATTGTAGAAATACAAGATATTTTCGTTTGCACCAGGAGCAGTCTCAGGAATAATGTAAGTGTTCTGGTCAACGTCCTTGACTCCACCAAGAGAACCCCAGTTAGCACCATCATAACCTTCATACGTGAACGTAGTGGTATTAAAGCGAATAGAACCTTGCTCCGCAGTTCCTCTATCACCAGTAGCTCCATTTGGAATAACAAGAGATGTAGCAGCGTCAATAACAACTTTCTTACCAGAGTTTGGTCTTAAGAAGATGTCATTGATATCTGTAGAAATTACGTTATCAAAAAGTCTTAGGTCACTATTAATAACTAATGGCAAACTACCAAGAGGTCCAATTCTTAGTTCTTCAATGTCCTCAAATGTTAGGGGAGCAACTGCCAACTGAGAATATGTTAGTTCACAAGAACCGTTTGGTTGTGCTCCAGAAGTATGTGTTGGTTCATTGCCGCTTGTAGCAGTAGTACCAGCTTGTGTTACTTCATAAAGGTTATTCTTATATTTGACATATTGACCTAGCGTTACAGGAATGTTTGCTGCCCACTCTGAATATGCAGGAGCAGTTACGTTCACAGAACGCATCTTCTTCATGTTGACAAATTCAAGATGATTAGGTGTGAACCTAACTGTATTGATATTGTCATTAATAAACCACAAAGTATTATCGTTACTACCTACAGTTTCTTCTGCTAGAATATATGTGTTACCATCTAGGTCACGAACACCACCCAGAGACGCCCATGAAGAAGTCTGAGAACTGTAACCCTCATACTGATTAGTATCAGTGTTATATCTAATACAACCGTCTTTTACGATACCAGCAACAGGTCTTTCTGATGTATTACCAGCAGGAACTGCAATTGCTGTATTAGTAAGAACATCTGCAATTCTACCTGTATCAGGAATGACTTTAACGTCAAGTCCACCAAGTGATTTGAATGCATTGTCAACACTATCAATCTTTAGATAGTCTCCAATTCTTACCTCAGTTCCTTTTAGAATACCAGAAACAGTAAGATCACCTGTTGTAGATGCATATTGGAATCTAGTACCAATGTTCAGTGCTGCAGTATCAAAATTAATAATATCTGTTGTTGGATCTGCAACAGCAAAATCGATGTTTGATCCAGTAGGACCAGCGAATGTACCACAAGTAATTGCAGTAGAAGTCAACATTGCAGTAACATCTGCATTAGCAATGTTTGCAGCAGTTGCTTCTGCTAGAGGTGTTACTAGTTTGTTTACATTGAAGAAACCGTCTTGTACAGTTCCTTTAACAACTTCCTCTACAGTAACATCTGTAACAATTACTTCAAATCCACTACCAAATGTCTTAGGGTTATTTGTGCTAACTGTAATTTGTGCTTCTTCATTATCATCACCACCTTCGTTTTGGTGATCAATGTTTTCTGTAGCACAGAAGTAATAGAGAGTAGGTGTTGTATCTGTAACTTTAATTGTTACATTTGTACCATCAACGGTAACGCCATTTGTATAATTTGCACCGAAAATGTTGACAACAATTTCACCCGCTGTAGTTGGGTTAGCACTCAATGTCAATTGAGTTGCACTATCTACAGATAGTACAGTTGTATTATCTGCGAGAATACCATCTCCAGATACTTTCTCGACAACCATGCCAGCAGAAATACCACTGGTTGAATTGACTGAAATTGATGCTACATTTGCAATTAATGTAGTTGAAATATTTTCTTGTCTACTAGGTGCCCATCTACCATCTCTAAATGCAGATAGTGCAAAGTCATGTCCACCATTTGTAGCATCACTTAGATCAAATGTATAACTGTTACCAGAGTACACTGTCCATGATGGAGTCATTACTGCTCCATTGCCATCATTGAGATCCACGAAGTAACGATACTCTGTTGATACCGTATCGATATCATATCCTGTAGCAGGAACATTATCCTTTACAAGGACATCTCCAGCAGCAAATCCGAATGTATCAATTACAATATAATCAATATTACCAGCAGTAGTTGCAACCTTACGAATAACGACAGGAGATCCAGCAGCATTGACAGCGTTAACTGTAATTGTCAAGTTATCTGCAGGTGTAGAACCACCAACAGATGCACCAGGGATTGTAATGGTATCATTATCTGCATAGAAAGATCCTTCAGATCCTGTTGTTACAACAGCAGATAGAATAGCACCAGTATCGTCTCTTTGTACATCAAACGTAGCACCAACACCATTTCCAGATGATGCACTTTGTGCTACTCCTGTGTATACACCGTCAGCAGCAGCTGCTACGACTGTAGAAACTGTTACTGTAGATGCTAAGATAGATCCACCTGCATCTCTTACTTGATCTCCTACGCTAAACGTAGCAGCAGGAATTGCATTACTTACGAAATTAATCTTATCGACCTGCAGATTAGTTACTGCATATACTTCTGGTTGAACAAGATCAAATGCACTAACCTGTAGAGTGTCACCAATGGTGTATCCATTACCACCTTCTACAATACTTACATCACTGACAACACCCAAGGTTCCAACAGTATACTGGAATCCAGTACCACCGCCGTATTCAGGTTCAAAATTAACAACCATCGTACCAGCAGCGGTTGGCGCAATGGAAATTTCAACAGTAGTTGCATCAATAATACCAGTAACAGTAGTACCAGCAATAATTTCACCGTTGCCACTCACTTTGACAACTTGCATACCAGAAATAATTCCTGCAGAAGAAGGAACAGTCAAGTATGTAATATTTGAGTTAGTAATTCTAAGGTCAGCATTACCAGGAATAGTTGGTCCTGCGGACATTGTGAATTGTGTAGCACTGTCAACACTTGCGACAGTTACACCACCAGGAATTTGACCTGGATTGTTGATATTTTGTACTAGTTCGACAGTATCACCAACTTCGATACCAGTAGTATCAGAAACTGTAACTTGAGGACTACCTGCGGTAATAGTAGAAACAGAGATTGCAAGATCGTTACCACCAGATCCAGGTTGAGCACCTGCAGCACCGCCTAGGGTATTACCTGCGATGTATAGAGTATCTCCTGGTAAGTATCCAGAACCACCGCTTACAATTGTTACAGAGTCATAGAATGTATTACCACCACCAGTTGAAATTACAACATCAACTGTCAGTCCAGCACCATTACTGTTAATGTTTTGTACAGCAAGACCACTATATGTTCTAGCAGCACCTACAGCATTACCAGTAAACTGAATTGCAGTTACTGCTGCGTTCGATGTAAAGGTAACACCATTAAAGAATAGTTCTCCTCTAGCATACGTGCTAACATTGTTTACAGCGGTTGCTAATGTAAGTTGATCTCCCGTTTGATAGTTATTACCAAAGGAAGAAATCTGATCTAGTGCTTGAATAGATCCAAAGTTACCACCAAGAGTAATTTGTAAACCAGAACCTAATAGACCTGCATCAGCAGTGTTGGCATCATATAGATCTGTTGCAGCAACACTAACAACGTCTCCTGCAACGTAACTACCATCACCAGGAGCACTAACAATAAACTCACTGACAGTACCACCAACAGTATCAACAACTAATGAGAATCCACCTTGCTGAGAGTTTGGATCTGAGTGTGTTAAAGTACCACCTTGATTGGGGTGAACACTACAACTATAGTAAACTTGAGCGTTTGCTGGGTTTGCTGGTACAGCATATGTACAAACTTTGGTATTAGCAGCAAACCAACCAGCAAGGAATTGTGCTCCAGTTACTGCAGATCCATCTAGTTCATAAGTAACACCATCTGCAGCATCTAGAATACCGTTGGTGTCATCTTGAATAGATGAAAGATAGAATGGGTGTGGATCGTTTGTAGCATCACTACAATCGAAGATATAAGTTTTTCCTTTTAGTAAGTTAAAGTCTCCACCTAAGAATCCATCAATAAAGTATTCGTTTCCTAGAGATGCTTTAACTTCAAATGTTTGTGTTCCTGCAAGGGGAATAGTTGCTGTTAGAACATCTCCTACAGTATACTGAGATGTAACAGATACGAATTCACTACTATCAACTCCACCAACAGGTTGAATACCACCATTTTGTACGTTGAGATTCATCAACATACCTGTTCCATTACCACCCGTCATCGGAATGCTCTTAAACAATCCGTTTGGATAGTTAGATCCAGAGGTAACAGTTGCTGCAAAAGCAGAAACAGTAATATCAGCAGTCATCTGCTGACCACTACCACCTGTTACTGCAATATTTGTATAACCACCAGCGGCATAGTTGATACCACCGTTAGTAATAACACCACCAATTTGATCAACTGTGAAGTCGATAGTGGCACCAGATCCATTGCCACCAAGAACAGGAATGTTTAGATATACGCCAGGCGTGTATCCCGAACCATTCTGTGTAATAGAACCAGTGAATCCATCTACCTCAATACCAAAGGTAGCACCATCACCAGTACCACCAATAGCAGGAATTTCAGAGTAGGTTCCACCATCGTAGTTAGAACCAGCATTGTTGATTGCAATACCTAGTGTATCGAGACTGTTCTTCTCAATTACAAAGTCTCTATAGTATTTGACACTAGATGCTGCTAGGTCTGATAATTTTTTACTGTTACTAGCAAATCCCAGTACACCTGTACCGTTGCGATAGATACCCAACTGAGCATCGTTTACAAACGCCAAACTTGGCGCAGATACTAGTCCGTCTCCTAGTTTTAGGTTTCCTGTAGAAAGATCGGATCCACCAGCAGTAACCGTGAAAATTTGGGTACTGATCTGATTAATTTTCAACCTTTGTTGTTCAAAGGTATCAGTGCGTGCTACATTAATTGCTGGCATTTTGGATTAACTCTCGCAGTATGGACTTGAGTTCAGAGACTTCATTCTTCAATGTATTTATGTCGTCCAATGCGGAACTTAGCTGCATGGATTTTCTCCTTGCAGCTATAGCAGAATCGTCCAAATTCAAGATGGCACCAGTGTTTTGGTCTCTTACGAGACCATCATGTCCATCAACTTTCAGAAAGTCCATGTGCGGAAATTAGAATGCAGCAACAGCACGGATGTCTTGAACCTTAGGAACGAATGCAGGATCTACTCCTCTCATCACAATTTTGATTGCGAAAGACGAATATTCTGGTAGATTTGCTACACTATACTTAAGGTCTTGATAAGCAGATTGCTTCTCTACAATTCCAGAAATTGTGTTCTCGCTAGTTGCAATTTCATAAGTATCTGGTTCTCCTTTCTCATTGAAGTAGATCCAATCAATATCATCAAAGTTCTCTTGACTAGATGCTTTCTTAAACTTGTAGAATACTTCTAGGTTAGAAATATCTTTGACATTTGCAAGTAGATGCACATCAATTGCAGTAGCTGGATTTGTAATAGAAACTTCTTTGGTTACATACTTAGCAGCAGCAGATCCATTCTTAGATGTATTTTCAGCAACAAAGTCTAAACCATTGGTATAAGTTACCTTACCAACTTCTAGATATGATTTCTCTTCATCTGGTTGATTAGGATACTTAACAAAGTCTCCTACACGGAAGATATCAGCAATCTGATCTGTAGTAACAGCGTTTCTGTTGTATAGAGTGCTATCAATAATTCTATCTGTATAGTTATCATTGATAGGATTGACATCAGTTCTTAGAGTCAATTTCTGTGTCTGACTATTCCAAATAGTTGCCTTACCAGTAATGATATTGTCATATGTCTCTAGCATTACGTTTGGATTACGTGCTACAATAGTAGCAGCATCATCAATGTCAACTAAAACTTGAATTGGGTTAGAATCAACACTAACGTTGCTTAAACCTAACTGATTTCCTAGAGTTACAAGTTCTCCTTTCTGGAAGAATTGAGAAGTTTTGACTCTTACATAAACAACGTTACCATTGACTCTTGCAATAGTACCAGTTGTCTTAGTGGTAAGACCTTTGATTGTTTGATCTGCCTGAAGTTCTGTTCCACCATTACCAGCAAGATTAAACTGATAAACTGGATAGAATTCAATTACTTGATCTCTTCTACCAAATCTATTTTCTTGACCATTAGCATTTTCAATTCTATTTGTTACTGTCTTAACAGTAGCACTAGAGAGATCAATGATTGGACTTAAATGAGACACAGTAGATTGTAGAGTCATCTTGTAAACTAATGATTCTGACAAACTATTCAATGTTTCGTTGATGTTGGAAGCAATAAACTTCTGATTAGTAAAATAGTGTGGTTCATTTAAGAACGTTCTTTCAAAAGAAGTATGGGAATATGATGTATAATTTGTGGTGTTAGAATCTACAGGAACAACATTGGTTGTTTTAACTTCTGTACTAAGAGTAGTACCAGTAAATGATAAGTAAGAAACTTGTGGATATAGAGTTTCAAACTTTCTATTATATGAAGCGTATACTTGATCTCCACCACCAATAGCATTACCAGCAGCTTGAGAACTGGAAGTAATGTTATAAGTATCGATACCAGAATTAGATACTTGGAATAGTGTGCTGTTCAAAATAGATGCTGTAATACCACCAGTTTCTTGTGCTGTTCTGTAGAAAACATAAGAACCTCCATCAGTTTCAAATCCATGATCTCTATGAGATACTTTAACAACAGAGTTGTTGTTTTTGAATAATTTAGAAGTAGCATTTGTATTTGCACTAGCATTAGTTTCAAATGGATTTGTCTCTAGCAATTCATAACCCAAACTACCATTCTTGATCATGAGTTCTGCTGGTCTTGAGGTATTAAACTCAGCACGATACATAGTGAACTTAAGATCCTCAAAGATATCTTCAGTCCAACTTTCGGTATTCTGGGAACGGTATACCGAACCTAGAGATGGTTGAGTTGTGATGACCGTACTTGTAGCAATGTCGGTTTCTCCTAATTTAGAAGACCATAGTTCATAATCAATTGAATCAGTTTCAACTACAAGTGCATACTCGGTATCATTCTGTAGATATACAGGATAATCGAATGCAAAGTGTGTTGGGGTAGTGGATTTTGTGACCCCTTCCTGATCGGTTGCTACACCCATTCTAACTGCTGGTGTGTCTATCTCAATGAAAGTCTGTACTTCGCACCCTCCAGCGCCATTTCCGACGCCTTTGACAACCACTGAAGGTGCTTCAGTATATCCAAATCCAGGTAGAGCAATCTCAGCATTGTAAATTTTACCACCAGAGACTTCAATACTTGCGGTAGCATTAGAACCACCAGGAAGTTGAGGACTTTCAATAGTTAAAATTGCACTGTCGTAGTTGAGACCAGGATTAGTAATTCGGATATCAGACAGTTTGCCACTGTTCTTAGCAATTGTAAGCACAAAATCGGTTGCATCAGTTGCATTAGCAAGAGTCACAGAAGGAATAATTAGATCTTCATTAGGAATGAAAGATTTGCCGTTATGGTTACCAAGAACAACTGTGTAAACTTGTTCGTTAGTAAGACTGTATTTACCAGATGCGGTAGACACTAGTTCTACATTGTTCTTATCAAAGATCTTAAGAATAGGACCAGAAGCAGAAGAAGATGCACCAGTTACACTTTCTCCTTTATATACTGCCATGTTTCCACTAGCAAAACACTTAAGGAAAGTATTTGGCGATAGAGTTTTCTCAGATCCAGGAACAATATTCTTAGCAGGTTTTTCTGCATCTACATTAGTGATATATGTTTTGACTGGAATGTTTGTGCTCTTCTTGCTAAAGTAGAGATCAAGACCAGTAACAAAACAACCACCATCTAGATTTTCTACTTTGAAAGTTTGTGCAAGAGGATTTGGTCTTACAGGGTTATCAGTATTACTTTCAATTAACTGAACACCTTCATTAGATTTGAAAACTGATGGTTTGGTGGATACAATACTGGAAGGATTCTCTGGAAGAATACCAGTTGCATAATACTTAACTTCGGTGTAAGAATCTACACCTAGTTTCGCTTCATTAGTTGCACTAGAGGTAAATCTGAAAGTTAAAATACCAGAGGTAAAGTTTAGTTCTTCTGCAGAATTATCATAGGAAACAGTTCCAACATCACCACTCCATGTTGCATTTTCTGTAGGAGGATTACCAGCAGGAAGAATAATCAAACCAGATGCATTACCGTATTCATCAGTAGTGATTGGACCATTAAATGCAGATAAAGAGTTACCAGCGATGCCTGTGTATCTCAAGTCTGGATTGACCCATCTAGAAATATCTCTACCTTCTAGGTAAACATAAATTCTAGTATTTGGTTTCATTCTGCCAATTGTAAATTTGACAGGAACACTTCTAGCAAAGAATGCAAGAGATGTAGAAACTACACTATCACCAATAGTTTTGGTTTGAATACCCTTACCAACCTCATTATTTTGAGGACTGATATTAGAGGAACTACCTACAGATGCAGATTGTACAGATGTTGCTGCAATTTGAGAGTTGACTCCACCAAGAGAATTGATAGTAGTAAAGGAGGAAGTTGCTCCAACCCAGTTAATAACAAAAGAGTTATGTAAACTAGAGAAACTTTCTTTTACATTGTCTTTTGCCAAGAAGATGTTAAACAAGTCAGTGTTTGTATCTACAACAACTGGTTCTGTGCTTTGATCATACCATTGATCAATAGAAGGAGATAACTCACTATCACCAACATATTGAAGGACAACAAATGGGTTTGGATTTAATTTAGAAGATGCAAAATTATTTCCTAATAGAGTAAGAGGAGTATATGGTAGAGTTACCATATTACCAGTTTTCTTATAACCAGAAACTGCTCTTTGGTCATCTCTTACATTTACCTCTACAAGAGATACGGAGTCTTCCTTAGATTGTGGACGTAAAACAGATTGCTGTGGATCTACTGCACATCTGTAATCAAAAGATTTAAGATTACCAACTTTATGTGCCTCGAAGTTATCAACAAAGAATCCAGACTTGAATCTATCAAGTCCAATTTCATCTTTGACTTGCATGTTAAGAGCTTGCTGCTCTAGAATACTAAGTGTGGTATAATACTCAAGACGCTCAATACGCTTCTCTAGTTTACCGATGTCACGCATGGTGTAACGACGGTTGTCAACTGGAGTAATTCTTACATCCTTGCTTGTCTTCGTAAATGCAGGAATGTGTGCATAGAAGAGAGGTACAGCATCCTCAATAGGATCTGGTTTAGAAGGATTGAGAGAAGAGTTTCCTTCTTTGACAATAAAGTTGCCTTTTTTATCTAAGAAGATACCATCGATACGATCTAGATATTGTTTCTGACTGAAGGAGAATGTATACTCTAAGTTTAGATCAGGAGCAGGACTTGCAGAAACAATTGCACCAGCACCAGCAAATGATCCTTCTGTTCTTTCTAGAGTTGCAGTATCAAGGAAACCAGGAATGATAGCAGTGCTATCTACTTTAGGTCTAAAGTCAATAACATTCTTGAGTTCTGTAATTCCTAATACAGAAGAATCGAATGTAGGGATTTCGTCTTCACCAACTCCTGCTTCATGTAAGTAACTATCAATCGTACAGAAGTCACCTTGAGAATGTTCAAAATAATCAAATGCAATTACAAGTTGACCAGTAGTAGATTCAAATCCTGGTTTTAGAACAATACGAGAAACATCATAAATTGTATCTCTTTGACCATTGTCGAATGTATATCTGGACGTTACATCAGTACCAGAAATTAGGTTGCCAGCAGTATCAATCTGAGGTGGTTGTGAAGAAGTTCCTTCATAAACATATCTAAGTTTAAATGCATCAGAGTATGATAGAATTTCTACAACCTCTGTATCATAATCTGTTCCTCTTAGAGGCACAACACGGTCACCAGCAGATGTAACTGTGATTCTCTTGTTTCTAACTACAGTCTTAAGTCTTGGTTTTGCATTAGATACTTCAAGAGTTGCAGTTAACTTAAGTTTTGGATATGTTCCATTAGAAGGAATATCTCCAAAGTAATTAGATGGTAGAGCTAGACTAATACTACCAGAGGTTAGTCCACTTGCTGTATCTGTAGCAGATGAAATTTCTACTGCATCTTCCTCTAAGAAAACAATATCACCAGTAACGATATCAGGTGCATCACCTGGATCTATTACAGTAACAATATAATTTTCTTCAGAGAACCTTGCAAATCTTTGTGTACCAAATGGTAACTGTGCAGCAAAAGTAATAATACCACCACCAGTGGATGCTGTAGTTACAAAATCTCTACGGAAGTAATACTTGATCTTAGTGTCATCACCACCAGCAGATACTTGAGAAATTTGCTTACTGCCAGTAGAGAATAGTAATGTGCCACTTGTAGAATTGGCAACCTTAGGACGCAATCTTACAATGCTTGCATTTGTAACTGCACCTGGAAGAGCTGTATCTAAGTAAATTCTAGATTTATATGCACCTTCTTGTCTTGTGGCATATTGAACAATTGCTCTGACTAGATTATTATCGTCATCAGAGAATTGTACTAGGTCTCCTTGCTGTACAGCATTAGAAGCATCAGCACTAAAACTAGTGGACTCTAGGAAAGAAGATCCCTGAGATCCAAAGAAAGTGTAGTCAGTTACAGTTTTAATTTCAGAAAGACTCTGACTATCTACAACAACGTCTGCGGAGAATTTGTTAGCATTTCCAGATCCATAAGCACATCCAACAGATTTTACATTCTGTGGGGTATATGTTACAACTGTATCTCTGAACAGAATAGGAACAATGGAAGCAGCAGCATTTGGAGAACCAGCAGCATCAGGGTTCTTAGCAGTTACTGCAGGTGGTTGTGAATAAACAACATTTACAGCAGATCTATTTGCAACAGATGCTTTATAGATTTTTCCATCATTACTCTTCAACAGTTCAATTTTTGAACTATCATACTCTAGTCCATTTACAAGTAATGTTACACCATCAGCGTATCCAAGTCCTCTGTTTTGAATAACAAAGTGGGAGATAGTATTTTCTCTAGCAATTCTTACAGTATTACCATCTTCATCTCTGATTGTTTCTCCAGATAAGAATCTACCAGATAAAGTTTTAACGTATAGAAGATTTCCTGTAGTGTATACTCCAGAAGGAGTTCCTTCTACAACACCATACGCTCCACTGTCTACACCAAATACATACTTACCTTCATCATATCCAGAAGGAATACTCTCTAATGTAATTTTGGTAAAGAACTGTGGGTCAAAATATGATAGTCCAAAAGTTGCATTATATGCAGTAGTTCCTGCTGCAAGACGACCTCTAGAAAGAACG